TATTGTGAGCTCGGGTTTACTGGTCCCTCTTATGGGGAGGTCTCCTGATGTGGCGTAATAGCATAGCTGCCGGAGTTTCTCAGCTAACCCTGGGTCAATCTTGCGTAGGAACGTGGTGGCCGTCACTTGTAATCGGTTGAGCTTACGGATGATAAAGACATTCTTGCTTGTGTCCACGTAGATATTCTTTGACAGGAATTCTGCGCGATCTCTGGCGTAATCTGAGGTCTTTATGATTAATCCCAAACCTTTAGTCGTGACCTCTGGTGGCCTGGTGTTGAAGGTAAGAGCGGAGATGGTATCTTCTATGCCTGTGCCGTGCTTACCAGCTGTTATAAGCATGCTATCGTCACCTTGCACAAACGCCCTAACTTGTCTCGGGTCATGTATATCTCGTCCTGCTTCCTGTGCCACGTACAGGAGGTAGTGAGCTGCCCTGATGCAGTTTCCAAGCGTAGTTCTAGTCGGGCTGCCCGAAAATACTGTGCCTTCGACTGCCAAGTCGAACACTCGCTCTCTACCTGCTGACACCCGGAGTTTCATAGTGGTAGCGAGTATCCTGGTTTTTAGGATTTGCTTTAATTTGTGGGAGAACGGGAGGTGGGGACATACTAAGGGCCAAAGCTTACTAATGAAATAATTATCTACGGTGAGTAATTCTTTGGACTGAGTGCTGTCGAAGGCTGACATGTCGTAGGATAACAGGTATGGATCATTGATTCCCGATACGGCATTGGATATTCTCTCTTGCAGTTGGTGTCCGTTCACTCCGTGGACTATCTCCGGATAAGCTTTCTTTGCTAAAATGAGCAATAACCTGCCTACGTAGGATCCCATAGCTTTCAACTGGTTAGAGGGGTTTGCTATGTTCCTAGTCTTGTTATCTAGTGGAGAGCCCATATTAAACTCCGCGCTCTTTTGCATTATGGAATAGTAATTAGGAATATAATTACTGCTTATGGCCTTCTGAAAGCCCTGGAAATATAGCTGCTGCTTAGAGGTTTCTATTTCTTCCTTAATGTATTCTGGGACAGATCTCCTGCACCACCTTATGACCTGTCCCTTAACCCAACGTGGGTCGAGCTGGCCTAGGCGCTTATCTATAAGTTTATGTGAGAAGTTCAGGAACTGGGCCATCGCTGCCTCATCGGGCTTGGCTTTGCATCCATATTGCCTTCCCAAAATAGCGGCTATAGTACCGCCAAAGCTGGTTAGGGCTAGTGTCTGGGTCTTTTTATAGTTAGTGACAACTCCCGATTCTGTGATATCCTTAAAATCTTTCGGGATGCTGCCGAACATCTCTTCGCTGTGTTCCATCCTATGGGTTACCTCCTTGAAGATTGCTGGTAGATCCTTACCCTGTAACATGTTAGTTCTTTTCCTAATCAACTTGGCTGAGCTGGTAATAAAGGAGGGGTCTATCTTTGTAGCTTTGAGCAATTCTTTAGAAGCCAAGACGTTCCTTGTCATAGTCACAGCTCCTACTGACACTGTATTAGTCCTCGGGCCGTAGTAATGCCCTCGTGCTTGGGGTAGCCCTTTCCACATATCCCAGCTACGGGATTGGAAATCGTAGTGGTTCTTTTGCCAACCATCGATATTAGCCCTGACTTGATGGGGGATCCAAGTTATGATTGCCCATATCATAACTATTCCTGCCTGCGCGATCATGAATATCAGCTTGAATTTCAGGGTCGCCTTGTCGTCCTCTGTCTTTAAGTATAAGATTAGTAAGAATGTGGCATTTATAACGAAAAGGACGATGGGGACCGTTAATGTCTTACGAATGTGAGTTATGTACTTTGCCACTACTAGTGATATGAGTAGACTTACTATTTTGAGGTATATCAGTATGATGATGTAAAGATAGTGGCGTTCTTTTGTTTGGTACCCCTTATATAGAGCGAGTAAGGTGGTAGGATAGTTAGTCAGGTATCCCGTTGGACGGTTGGTAGCAGGTATAAGCTTTATCAGTACGCATGTAACCGCTAATAATATTATAAATTGGGGTATTAACCAGTAGACTGAATAAGCTGAAGGGAGTTTCAACTTTGTGATCCATTCTCTGGTGGTCCTAGCCCATTTGGGCTGTCTGTTGTCCATAGCCCTCCTAGTGTAACAGTATACCTTGTTTTCGTGATCAGCAGTCAGGGGTATGTTTCTCATGGTAGACCTCTCCCCAGATCCTGATTGGTCCTTGACTATA